GCCATTGACTATCTGATTTGTTACCCCAGTTAGTCCACAAGCCTATATGCTTTTTGATGTCATCAATAGTGATAGGTACATCCACGACTTCACCTTCGCTATTTTGTGTACGCAAGTAAGCACCTCGCATAGCTTCAATGAAAGCAATACGTTTATGGTAATTAACGTAATTCTTTTTAGTGATTTCTCCGTAGCCTACACTAGCCCCAGCCCATATTAATGTTTCGGTTAAGCTAGATAATGTATTATCTTCATCTAAGCATACGTTATCGAAGTCTTCTACTGCTTCGCAGTTCCAGTTAAGTGGCATTTTATGTCCTCCATATAAGTTAAGTTGAGCCGTTCGGACAAGTGTACTACTTGAGTACGTCCGATAGTTTTTTGTGCGAAGCAACCTGCTTTACACGATGCACAATGCCCTTTGATATTCTTGTGTGTTTTCGGGCATTTGAACATAGGCTTGTTATGCACGGGGTCGTGCAACAACGTATCGTCACCGAAGAACATAATGTTCCAGTCGGAGTTTATGATAGTAGTCCATTCTTCTTTAGTGTTGGACGGATCGAAGGACGCATTTATAGCGCAGTTATCTAATGGCATTAGCTCCTTCTCGATTAAAGCTTTGAGCCTAGCATTACGCCACGCCCTAGTAGGTATCCACCATAATGTATCAGGCATAGCTAAGCACATAGTCTTAACGCGATACACATCAGTAGGACTCGTGAACGCTTCACCTCTACTCATATGCCTAATGCGTTTGGTTTGCTTTTTCTTGCGACTGAATGTTTGCTTGATCGAACCTACATTGTGAGCATTGATTTTACCCCATGTAGTCTCGCATCTAACATCACGTTTAGTCATGTTCTCATACATACGATAAAGCTTGACGTTATAACATTCCTCTTCGCAATACTCAGTTTTAAACTTGTTGCATGAACCTTCGATAACTGTACCGTCATCTAACTTAATATCGTTGATAGGTCTGTCACTACGGAACATACCTATGTCGCTCGACCATCTGAACAAGTCGTTTACTTCGGCTGTAGTTAAACTAGCCATTGTGTAACCTCCCATATGTGATTTGTGTGAAAACGAGTGAAACCGTCTGCGGAATTTCCGCAAACGACTTGACCCCATTTATAATACATAGCAACAAAGCGATGTAAACCCCCCTTTATGGGGGGTTGTTTTGAACCTGGGGCTTAGTTTCTCCACGTCCATTGCTCCCATAGTATGTACAAGATGAACGTAACAATAGGCGTAGCTATGATTGCACTTAGGGCTATAAGCATCATGTCGTCGTGCATCATGCGTCCTCCCCGTACTCGTGATCCCATTCTTCGGGAGTAATACCCGAGATCATAAACTCCCGATCATCCACATCTAGGTGAGGCATTGCGTTCTGAATGAGTATACCTCCCTCCCATGCCTCAATTTGAGCGTGAGTAACGTCTATTTCCCTTGTGTGAGTAATACCCGTAAGCATTGATTTTTTTGTGATTTGCATAGCATCATTCCTCCGTGTTTGTGTATATGCAATTGAGTTTGGTGCCTGCGGAAATTCCGCAAACGAATGTTACTACTAATAGTAGTACTAACGAAAAAAGCCTCGCAAGTATGTAATACCCACGAGGCTTTGCCTTTGGTGTGTGTGTGTGTTGAGGTTTATTTAACCTTAGCGAACTCAGCCTTGACTAGTTTCACTAGTGCCGCTTGTGTCATGCCTTTGACTGAAGCGATTGTTACCAGTGTTTCTACAACCTGTTGTAGTTTTACTGGTGATTTATTTTGCTTGTTCGTTTTCTTCGACTTGATCACTTTACCTTTGGTATTTTTGGCAGTGCCATTTGAAGCTTTCTTAACTGTCTTCCTAAGGGAAGATAAGCCGTTGTTGAGAACCTTAGGGTTCTTCTTGGCTTCACGTTTAAGAACCAATTGGTTCTCGTAAGCATGGATGTAATCCGAGCGATCCCTAGCGGATACACTTCCGAAGGAAGGGTGCTGATCCAAGGTTTTCTTAAATAACTGATTAGCATTTATGCTAGATCGGTATTGTGAAAGTATCGAACCGATCTCGATAGCTTTAGCTAAGTTAGATTTTTGCATCTCATTAATGAGATCGACACCATCTCGGATTGCTTCATGCAAGGTAAAAGCGTGATCCAACGCATCATTTACCGTATAAGATTTGCGACCTAATTTAATCTCTTTAGAGATTGAGACTGTTGGTTTTGTATTTGATTTTGCCATTGTAAACTCCGTTTAAAAGGTTGAGGCATGATTGCCGAATGACGATTACAACCTCGTCGATAGGTCAAAAAATGTCAAGAACTTTCTGTGCGCATAATGCGTAAGCGAAGAAAGCAAGAGGGTCGATATGGGGTAGTCTGCGGAAATTCCGCAAACGAGGGGTATACCCTAGGGTATAAGCTTTTTTTGGTGGTTCTTTAGTGATTTGCTTTAGTGTTATGCTTAAGCATAAAACCTAAGAAAATCTCTTCCTCCCGTTTGTAGGCGCAGTTTACGCTGATATACGAGCCTTGACGCATACCTAATCCGTGCAAATATGCATACAAATCAGTGCCTTACACGTATTACCCGTGCCAATCGCGCCAACACACACGCATTGCTTCCCCGTGCAAGAGCCACCCACCCCCTACCCGTTACGTATAAATACACAGAAGTGATTTTTGAAACGCCTTTTTATTGTTATACACAAAGACAACCAATGCAAGAAATGTTACAAAGTATTACAACTAGTATGACTATAAGTATCAAGATTTGTTACAATATGTAATATAACTAAATTAGGGGCTTGACACAGCAGGAACTATAAGTATAACTACGTAGTAGTGGTAGTGGTAAGTAATACTTTAAAGTTAAATACTAAAAAAAGTATGTTACATAAAAAAGTTATACTTACCATTGACGTAACTTTTATGTTGTGTTATTATTAATTATTCCCCCTAATTCCGTAATAATTATAATAAAGGCTTGACTTATATGTCAAAGCAAGTAAAACTATGTAATACTACTAATAACACTGACGATGTGTTAGGTAACTTTTATAGAGCTTTAGCTTCTAATAACTCTAATGCGTTAAAGAATATACATATACCTAGGTCAGATGTATTCTACGTAAGACAAGCAATATATAATGACACAGGAACTTTGTATTCTTTAGATCACGTAGAAAGAGCTATGTATCTTGAAGGTTACTTAGATAAAAAAGATGTATTAGACCCAGATAGGAAAAGACCTTATGCGGATTAGCACTTCTGTATTACTATTTTTATGTATTATACCTCTTAGTGGATGTTTAGGTACAGGCTTTATAGTGAGTAAAGTCTTTGGTGCAGGTAAGTCTAGCGGTCCAACAGTTAATGCTGATATACAAGCAGGTAAAAACAACACTAAAGCCCTTGTATCTAACTCAGAGTCAACCGAAACGAGCGCAGGTGATAACGCTACTATAACGAACACTAAAGTTGAAAGCCAACTAGCACCCCAAGGTGACGTAGATAGCATAAACGTTATGAATCAAGACATACCTTTGTGGATGATCTTGTTACTTGTACTAGGTTGGGTATTACCTTCTCCTATAGAAATATGGAGGGGTTTCCTTAAAACGATAACGTTAGGACGATACCGTGGGTGATAAAAAAGCTATAAGAAAGACTACTACAGGTAAGAACGCTAACTACCGTAAAACGAGTCAAGGTGCAGGTATGACTAAAAAGGGTGTCAAAGCGTATCGCGCTAAAAACCCTGGCTCTAAGTTAAAGACTGCCGTTACAGGAAAAGTAAAACCAGGCAGTAAAGCAGCTAAACGTAGAAAGTCTTACTGCGCTAGATCTTTAGGTCAACTAAAAAGAAGTTCAGCTAAGACTAGGAATGATCCTAACTCTAGAATAAGACAAGCTAGAAGACGATGGAAGTGTTAATATATAAGGAAAAGTAATATGGCAGCACCTATAGTAGCAGCAGGAGTAGTAGCAATAGCTAAATATATAATGAAAAATGGCATGAAACTAGCCATAAAAAAATATGGTAAAAAAGCAGCAGAAGAGGGTGGTAAAGTTGCAGCTAAAGCTAGACCGACTAAATACAAAAAAACAAGAATTAAACCAGAAATACCTTCAGGCTCGAACCCAGCACCTCAACAAGCTAAACCTACTAGAATGCCAAAACAGAAAAATATGCAAGGACCTAAGAATCCTAAAGGTATGGGTTTTTCTGGAGGCGGTAAAGTAACCCACCAAGACTACCGCAAAAAAGGGATGTTTAAATAAGATGAGTATATTCACAGATAATAAAACTGCACTAGAAGCACACGGGTTTGTAGTACAAGACGACAACACAGTGTTAGGACCTAATGGTCAACCTGCGGCAGGTATGGATGCATACGGACAAGTATGGTTCAAAGAGGAAAGCATTGAAGCTATATGTAGTGGCACAATGACAGAAGAGCCTAAAGAAGAAGAAGAAGTAGAGATGGTACGCGCTAGAAACGATAAAGGTCACTACATTAAAGATGACCCTAGTACACCTGAGAATGAAGCGTGGACTACTAAGATAATCAAAAAGGTATTACCTAGTAAAAAAGGTAAAAAGAAAAAAGGCGCATCAAATGGGTAGAGAAGCACAAGAAGCTAAACTTCAGGAACAGTTAGAGAAGCTACGAAAGAAAGCTAAAAGTAAGCCATCTAAAACTAAAAAACCTATGAAGATGGACAGGGAGTCCGTAGAGAAACGTTTAATGGAAGAGCTAGAGCGTATACGTTTAAAAAGAAAAGGTACACCTCCTACTTCAGCTAGAAAAAGATCTTCTGTACCTATGAAAGCAGTTTTAAGTTTAAAAGAGAGTGCTGGTGTAATACCTAAACTAGGACCAGCAAGTGATTTAGCTAAACTTAAAGCCCAAGCTAAAAAATTAGGACTTAGTGTAAAAGTTATAAATGATATATTTAAAGGTAAAAACAAGGGTGGTATGATGTCTAAAAATAAAAACTACGGTAAAGCGTACGGTAAAGCGTACCGCGCTGGTGGTATGACTATTAAAGTTGTTTCTTGTGGTGCATCTAGAAAACCTACACAAAAAGGTACGCCTAAAGGCAAGGGTAAGTAGTGTACCTCGCTATTATACTATATTGTAGTGTAGTTACAGATGTAAACTCTTGTGATGTTCTAATACGTCAACATCATTTATTTAAAACAGAAGAAGAATGTACAGAACAAGTTGTTAATGTAGGAAAAGGCTTATTAGCTACAGGACACTACGTTAAAGGTAGTTGCTTTGAGTTTAATCCTTTTGGTGAGTCTATTTAATGTCGTCAAATAAAAAATTACAAGTAGATAGTAAGTACGCTGTAGCTGATACAGATGGTGACGGCATTATTACTGACGAAGAAATGAATAGACACGAGCGTTGGATACGCCTAGAGAACGAAGATAAGCTAATGGATACGCAACGCATAATGGCGTGGTTAGCTATGTCTGTAACTATAGTAGCAGTACTCATTATATTTACACCTATAGTTAACGCAGAAAAAGTAGAAGCAGCGTCCAGCTTCTTAAATACATTTATTGTAGCTCAGTTAGGTGTTGTGGTAGGATTTATGGGTGCTACAGCTTTAAGTAAAACTAAGACTAAGTAAAAGGACTACTTTTGTGGCTAGAGATTTTTCGACTACAACAGAAAGTTTAACTATATCTGCTACTGCAGCAGATGGAAGCTCTAATGTACTGTATACTTGTCCAGCTAACCACGATGCAAGTATTGATATGTTAATTGTTTCAAATAATAATGCTTCAACAAAAAAAGCGTATATACAATTTTATCATGCAGACACTACTACATATCACTATTTAATAAAAGATCATTCTATAGCAGGAAATACTACATATAATGTTTTAGAAAACAGTACAATGCATTTACATGCAGGTGACAAAATAACTTTATATGGACAAACTACAGATACACTAGAAGCTACTATATCTTTAAAAGAGTACTTTAACCCTAGTAGACCCTAAAAGCATAACGGGGTTGCAATAATAACATTTTTATGATATAACTAAATGTGGTATAACTTCCTTAATCATTTAAGAAAAGAAAAAGGAGTTATACAAAATGATTATAAAACGATTTTTAAGAGCATTAAAAACTTATTCAGATAATAGAACTGCATACTGGCAGCTAATGAATATGACAGATAGAGAACTAAATGACTTAGGTATCTGTCGAGGTGAAATCAAAAGACTAACAATAGGAGATTAAAGACTATGGATTGGATTAAAGGAAGACTAAAAGAACCTTCAAGCTATCTAGCAGTTGCTGTAGGCGGTGTAGGTTTAGGTATACTATTTAGTAACCCTCTATTGACGTGGGCTGGTATTGTGTGTGGTGTATTTGGTTTAGTACTAAAAGAAAAAGGTGGAGCAGAGTAATATGGCTTACATTAAACGTTTAGTACGATCTTTGTTAAATATGCCTTGTAACTGCTGCGATAAATGTCAGTGCGGTAGTTAATAGCATGAAGGGTGTAAAACATTATTTCCGTGACGGAACAGAACACAAAGGTGGTACACACAAAATGCCTAATGGTGATCTTCATTCAGGTAAAACACACGGTAAGACTAGTAAACGTCTGTATCACTTTAGTGAACTGTCTAAGACGGCTCAATCTAAAGCTAGACCTAAAAAGAAAAAGAAATAACACTTATGGCAGCAGCTAAAAAGAAAAAATCAGGTTCACCTACACCTAAAAATACAAAACTATATAGTGCAGTGAAAGCAGAAGCTAAACGTAAATTTAAAGTTTATCCTTCTGCTTACGCTAACGCTTGGTTAGTTAGAACGTATAAAAAACGTGGTGGCAGGTATTAACGATGGCTCCTAAAAAAGCTAAATCAAAAGGTAAATCGTATCAAGGCGGTTTACGTAAATGGTTTAAGGAAGATTGGCGTGACGTAAAGACAGGTAAACCCTGTGGTCGTAGCGGTAAAAAGGATAAAGGTAGGCCTTATCCTGCCTGTAGACCTGCAAAGGTAGCTTCAAGGATAACTAAAAAAGAGGCTTCTAAGAAAACAGGACCAAGAAAAGTAAAATGGTCAGTTACAGCATCAGGTAAAAAAAGAAAAAGGGCAACAGCGTAGTTATGGCTAGACAGTTAACAGAAAATCAACAGAACTTTTTAGAAGTATTATTTGATCAGGCAGCAGGAGATGTAGTACTCGCTAAAAAACTATCAGGTTATAGTGATAATACACCTACTCGTGTTATAGTGGAGTCACTAAAAGAAGAAATAATGGATGCTACACGTACTTATTTCGCTAGAACTGCACCCAAAGCTGCTTTTGCTTTAGGTAACGTTATGAATGACCCTACTGAGTTAGGCATAAAAGAAAAAATGGTAGCAGCTAAAGATGTATTAGATCGTGCAGGATTAACTAAAACGGATAAAGTAGATATACAAGCAGCAAGTGGTGTGTTTTACTTACCACCTAAAGAAGGTAACAATGAATAATGGGCCGTACTGCAGCACCTAAAAAAACAGGTAGGAACTATAAGCAAGAGTATAAGACTCAAAAAGCTAGAAATGAACACGCAGGAAGAATGGAACGCCAAAGAGCTAGGCGTAAATTAGATAAAAAAGGTGTGAACCGCAAAGGTTTAGATGTAAGCCACAAAAAAATGATATCAAAAGGCGGTAAAAACAAAGACGGTATAAGATTAGAGAGCCGTTCAACAAATAGAAGCAGAAACGGTCAGTCTAAAAGAACAACGTAATATGTACGTACAAAAAGATTGGTTAGGATATTGGGAATTACCTAAGCCTGACAAAGGAAAAGAACGAGAATGGCACATAATAGCGCGTGTTAGTCGTACTATACCCTTCGGTTACGAAGTAGATAAAGAAAACGAGAAGGTATTACAACCTATTGTAGTAGAATTAGAAGCATTAGAGCTTGCAAAACGCCATTTAAAACAATATGCTTATAAAGATGTAGCTATATGGTTAACAAAACAAACAGGACGCTACATTTCTGGTGAAGGTTTAAGAAAGCGAATAACAATTGAGCAAAAACGTAAGAGAACAGCTTCAATTAAACGCAACCTCGCCCGAAGGCTCCAAGAAACGTTATCGGAAATCAAGAAGCTCGAAGAAGAAGGCATCGGTAGCTACTCCCGTAGAGAAGAAACAGCCTAAAGTAGTACCAGCTACACCTGTAGCACCTGAAATACCTGTAGAAGAGATGCAAAACATTGTTTTTTCTCCTAATGCAGGTCCACAAACAGAGTTTTTATCTTCTTCTGAGCGAGAAGTACTATATGGTGGTGCAGCAGGTGGTGGTAAAAGCTACGCTATGTTAGCTGACCCACTACACGGGTTAAATGACCCTAATTTTAGCGGATTATTAGTCCGACATACGACTGAGGAACTACGTGAGCTTATACAGAAAAGCCAAGAGCTATACCCTAAAGCAATTCCAGGTATTAAGTGGTCAGAAAGGAAAAGCCAATGGGTTTCCCCTAGAGGGGGTAGGCTCTGGATGTCTTACCTCGATAAAGACATGGATGTCATGCGTTATCAAGGTCAGGCTTTCAATTGGATTGGTTTTGACGAACTTACACAATGGAGTACTCCTTACGCTTGGAATTATATGAGGTCTAGACTTAGGAGTGCACACTCTGAAGAACTAGGTTTGTATATGAGAGCTACGACTAACCCAGGTGGAGCAGGACATCAGTGGGTTAAAAAGATGTTTATAGACCCAAGCCCTTCTAAAAAACCTTTCTGGGCTACTGATATTGAAACAGGTGACACAATTACGTTTCCTAAAGGGCACAGCAGAGAAGGACAGCCTTTATTTAAACGTAGGTTTATACCTGCTAGTTTGTTTGACAACCCTTATTTAGCTGAAGGTGGAGATTATGAAGCAATGCTTCTCTCTTTACCTGAGCATCAACGTAAGCAATTGCTAGAAGGCAACTGGGATGTTAACGAAGGTGCAGCGTTTCCAGAGTTTAACCGTAAGATACACGTAGTAGATCCTTACAATATACCTAAAGGCTGGACTAGATTTAGAGCGTGTGACTATGGTTATGGTAGCTGGACAGGTGTAGTTTGGTTAGCTGTTACACCTGCAGAACAATTAGTAGTATACAGAGAAATGTATGTTACTAAGGTAACCGCTACAGATTTAGCTGATATGATATTAGAAGCTGAACAAGATGATGGTACTATTAGATATGGTGTGTTAGACTCTTCATTGTGGCACAACAGAGGTGATACAGGACCTAGCTTAGCTGAACAAATGAATATGAAAGGCTGTAGGTGGCGTCCATCAGATAGATCAAAAGGATCTCGTGTATCAGGTAAAAATGAAATACATAGAAGATTGCAAGTAGATGAGTTTACAGATGAACCTAGGTTAGTATTTTTCTCTACTTGTACTAATACAATAGCGCAAGTACCTAGCTTACCTTTAGATAAACGTAACCCTGAAGACGTAGATACACACGCAGAAGATCACTTATATGATGCTTTACGTTACGGTGTTATGACAAGACCTAGAAGTTCACTATGGGATTTTAATCCTGCGACACAACGATCTGGCTTTCAAGCGTCAGATACAACATTTGGATACTAAAATATGGCTGAAGATGATCTAGACTATAACATTGAATCTGATGAGTCCTCCTTTATTGAAGATAAAAAAAATATTGAAGATTCAGTAGACTCTTCTGTAGGCAGAATAGCTAATTTTGTTGAAGGAAGATTTAATAAAGCTGAAGACGCTAGACAAAATGATGAAACACGTTGGTTACAATCATATAGAAACTATAGAGGTTTATATGGTCCTGACGTACAATTTACGGATACAGAACGTTCTCGTGTATTCGTTAAAGTAACTAAAACTAAAACACTTGCAGCATACGGTCAAGTTGTAGAGGTGCTATTCGGTAATAATAAATTTCCGCTTAGCGTAGACCCTACAACGTTACCTGAAGGTGTAGCTGAGTCAGTACATTTTAATGCTGATCCTAATGCTGAACAAGGCACAGATGAAATAAAGAAAGCATTTAATAAACCTATTTTTTCTCCTGAGAATGAATTACAACCTGGAGATACTCTTGAAACTATTAGAGATCGTTTAGGGGGCTTAGAAAATAAACTTTCTCCTGTAGAAGAAAAGTTAATTGAAGGTCCAGGTACTACCAGCACCAGTATTACTTTTCACCCTGCAATGATTGCAGCTAAAAAAATGCAGAAAAAGATACACGATCAACTAGAAGAGTCAGGTGCTAATAAACAATTAAGGTTAGCAGCATTTGAGTTAGCTCTTTTCGGTACAGGTATTATGAAAGGTCCATTTGCTGTATCTAAAGAGTACGCTAACTGGGATGATGACGGTGAGTATAATCCTACAATTAAAACTGTACCTTCAACTAGTAACGTATCTATATGGAACTTCTACCCTGACCCTGATGCATCTAACATGGATGAAGCTGAGTACGTAGTTGAAAGACATAAGATGTCGCGCTCACAAATGAGAGCATTAAAAGATAGACCCTTTTTCCGTAAAAACGCTATAGATATGTCTTTAAGCATGGGTGAGTCCTACACTAAAA